ACATCTAGAACATTCTATTTTAATGATCAAAATATTATTGAACAAGTCAGTAAAATATTGATGCCTAGGTTCGATAACGGACTGGGGCAAATGCTAGGCGAAACAGATGGGCCTCGTAAAGCTGTTATAGCTGCAGGTGAAGTAATGCATGCAGTATTTGAAGTGCATTATAAAAAAGCATACACGGCAGCATTAGAAGGTACTGGTAGAAAAGCTTTAACTGAACGGGAACGTAAACAATTAGTTAAAGATACTTTATTGGATGTGCTTCCCCAATATAAAGGTCCATTAGCTAGGCTTAATTTGAGTGATCAAACTTTTATTGATTTATCGAAGTCCGAGACCTCAGATAAAGATACGGCGTCTACTGTCGAATATCAGTATATTGACCCAGCTACTAATAAAAAAGTACCAGCACAAACTACACCTCGACTAAGTAAGTTTACAGCCCCAGGCGTATCTACTTTAATTCGATTAATTATTAATTTAGATTCATCTATTTTAACTACTACTTTAGATAAACATCCAAATGTACTGCCCTTACATGATGCAATTATGGGTGACCCAGTAACGTTAATAGGAGCGTCTAAAACATACAATCAACAATATATAGACATCAATCGTCAATACAGCATTATTGAGTTAATTCAGGAACAGTTAAATGCTGTTATGAATACACTTGACACAGAAGAGTTAAATACAGTCAGCAACTGGCTAAAGAAAAACGCCCATACTAATAAATTTCGTAGAAAGACTGACCCTATATTGGGTCTTAATGAAATAATTAAAGAACTTGATGATCAGGTAGAATTGACACTAGCAGCTCGTAAAAAAGCATACGACAATGCAGATAAAGACGGAGGATTTCATTCGTTCCAGTTATTTTACCCGGGCATGGCTAAATTAGAGAATCAAGAAGCTAATTTTTATTCTGAACAATTAGAAAATGTAAATAAAACCATAGAAGAATCCGGAGTAGTGGATGAATCTATAGAAGATGTTTTATTGAGAGAATTGTTATCTGAAAAAGAAGAGACCGATCTCGATAATGATATAAATAATTTACTTTCTTTAGATCAAATTCCCAGAACTAATCCAAGTCAGCCTATTGAAGGGGATATTACGCGAAGTAGTATTCATAAATTATTTAAATTATTTAAAAATAAATCACGTAAATATTACAGTAATGATGCAGATATGAATAACCATACTTCTGTATTAGAAACACTAATGTCCCAGTTGGCAGAGGGTACTAATTTTCTAGAAAGAATTAATTTAACTACAGAGCAAATTGATAATTTGACGCACGGACAGTACGATCCTATCCGCCGATCTATACGTATATCTCTAAGCAGACGGCCTCCAATATCTGTAACTGGGCAATCACCACAAGAAGTATATGTACACGAATTACTACATGCATTTACACATACAGCATTGCATGACAATCCTTTAATTGCCCATCGGGTAGATAGATTATACCATCAAACAAAAGCTGAATTAGACGCTCGTGGAGGATATAAAATATTTCTAGGAGATATTATAAATCCCTCAGTAGCTGATGTTAAATTAGCTAAAAAACAATACGATTATATTTTTAATAATCCAGAAAATGAAGCTAATAAATTAGACGAATTCTTAGCGTATGCTGTTACTAACCAGGCACTAGTTAAATATTTATCGGGCACATCATTAAAATTACCTGTACGTAATAAAAAGATTTGGGGAAAATTATTACATGCAATAGATGTAGTAATCGAATACGTACGTAAATTATTGAATCATAGCCAGGATAAAAATTCATACCAAGAAATGCTGGGAGTAGTAGAGCATTTAATTGCTATTCAAAGTAAACATAAACAGAAAGCCAATCAATTAGTTAATAAAACTTATGATGCATTAGATTCTGCAGATCAGAAAATTAAAGAATTTGCTTCTAGACAAACTGAAAGATTAATGTCTAGAACTCAACCTCGTACGAGAGTTAAACGATTTTTTAATGCTGTAGTAGGTATTCCCAGCATGGTATTTAGCGAACGTCCTGAAGTACTAGAAGTTAATCAATTATTGATGGAAAAATTAGATTCTACTACTCGCCGAATAGCTAAAGAAGTGGGCGGTGGATTACTAACTCCGCAGTTGATTGAGCAGTTGCTGCATGCAAAAGTTAATATATCTAAAGAAAGACAGGAAGCTGAGCGGTTTACTGTACATTGGTTTAATGATATTTGGAAATCGATAGATGCCAAAGATCCCAAAAATATGTCTGTAGATATGCGTGAAGCGCTCACAGAAGTATTATTGCGTACTGATTTATCTAGTTTACTGGGCGTTGGATTAACACACCAAAAAATAGTAGCCTTACTCGGGAATACTGCGCTAATTCGCCAACAGAAACGAGTCCTCCGAAGACGATTAGGATTAAAATCTAATCATCCGGCCATTATATACGCTAATGAGCTGGGATACCATATTGTGACTGGAAAAACAAAATTAGAAAATGCGCATATGAATGCCGCTACTATTGTAAATGAATACTTACCTGACGGTACTGATGAAACTGTACGAGTCTTAGATGCATACGCCACCCTTGCTTCTTTAGATCACTTGCAGCATATAAACAGTAGGCAGCTAAATTCAGTAAAACAACTAGCTGATAGAGAATTTGCAGCAGATCGCGTCAGTAATGGAATTATTGATTTTTTAGATAGTCATGTAATTTATAAAGAAAAATCTAGAATAAATTTATTTAAAGATAATCCTGCACAAATGGTTAAAGGCTATATTGTAGAACGGATAGATAATTTAACTAGTATCAAAACTGGCAATGCTGCAGATGAAAGATTATTTAAAAATCGAGGATTTACTGAACATATCCCGCTCGGTAAAGTTCCTGGATTAAAGCAGGTACATGATACTTTATATGTTACTAGAAATTTACCAGAGGTTACTGATGCATCAGGAATTATGTCTACCACCAATCAGCGAAATATGGGTACTACGCTGACAGAAATACTGTCTAAAGACCCGGATTATATGAAAGCTGATGGATCTCCTGACTATAAATTAATTAATGCTGCTATTAAAAAAATAAGAAAACAACAAAGAATTGCTAGTAAAAAATTAACTGAGAATGACAAATTACGATTACGCCCTGTACGCGATGAATTGGGCAAAATAAGCGATTATCGAGTAATGCTGGATAATGCCACTAAAAAAGAATTACTACGTCCAGATCTCGAAATACAGAACGTATACGCGCATATGCAATCTACTTATGTAGATCGTAAAAATACAATTAAAAGTGATAAAGAAACAATCAAATTGCTGGTCCATGAACAGCAAGATTTGTATCCGAATCATAAAAATTTATTTACAGACATCTTAGATCCAACATCTAAATATGCAGATAGATACCGCAAATTACCTCGTGAAGTTCGAGAATATATGCACAAGTTTGCAGTAGATGGAAAATTTATGGTACGCGAAGATGTTATTCATAAAGTATTTGGATTTAAAGTATTTGATTTGAGTCAGCTAAAATTTTTGCAAAGTGATCGAATGGCATCAGCTAAACGATTTGCAGGTCTATTTCATTATTTAGTTAGACAGACGGTAGGATACGGTAAAGACAGGATTGTTATAGCAATGCCGTCAGTAGTATTTGGGAATATGTTTTCAAACATATATCAGTTATTGATGAGAAAAATACCATTAACTTATATTATGTCTAAAACTATAGAAGGAATTCAGGAATATGATAAATATAAAAAAGATACTGAATTGCAGAGACAATTACAACATACAATAGCAATTAAGAAAAAATCAGGTATTAATCTAAAAAAAGAGGAAGATGAATTAACTCGGGTAAAAATCCGTATTGAAAAGAATAGTATTCATAGAATGAGTGCGGCAGGATTAAATTCATTAATTGTAGAAGATATTAATGATGCACAAGTAGATGGATATTTTAATCGAATGAGACGTACTTTGAAGGTAGGTAAGTATGCGAAATTTACAGAGAAATTTCCCAGCAAAATGGGAGATATTGCTGCATACGCATTTATGACTAAAGACAGTGAGCCTTACCAATTTTCACGCCAGATAGTGCAGCTCACAGATTTTTTAGGTCGATATGTAATGATCGAGCATGCAACTAAAGTTAAAGGGCAAGCATTTAAACCAGCAATGCATGAAGCAATCAATGCATTTGTACTGTTTGATGAGACATTAACGCCTGTATTAGAAGCTTTAGATGCTGTTGGAGTCACTTCATTTTTATCTTATTATTTAAGGAATCAGAGAGCCTCTCGGCAATTGCTCCAAGCTTCTCCCACAGGAGTAGCTACTTCAACGCTAATTCAATATGCTTCAGGAATACCTACATTAGGAAATGTAAATGCATCTGTATTTGGTGGTGATACTGGTCCGAATATTTGGCAATTAGATGATTTATTTGATGAAGCCACCAATGTAACTGGCGTTAAATTAGCTATAGATGCTATAAAACAGGTGTTTGGTTAATATCGTCTTCATCGTCATCATTATCGTATTTAACTCTCCAGGCAATAAATATAATAAAGCCTGTAAGTAATACGAGAGCAATAGGAATAAGTACAATAGCCCCTGCAAGCAATGCGCCGATAACTACTAATACTAGCAAAGACAGCACTACGCATTTAGCATTTAGCCACCATTCTTTTAGTGTTTCTCTCATGTAATCTCCTATTATTTAAATAAAGAATCTAAATTATCTAGAGGTTCCGTTTCAGGTATGGTAACAGCAGGTACCTCTTCTGTTTCTTCAGGCGTTTCTTTAGCGAATAAATTATCTACAATAGGTGTAGCTGATTTCTGCTTTTCTTCTTCTTCCAATTCCTGCTTAACTGCTGTTACTTTTTCAGTGATATCCTGGATTTTTGCTTGCTCAATAGCTTTTTGTTTAGCTGCCTCTTCCTTAGTTTCTTCAACCTCCAGGTTACCGCGAATCATTCCTTTTTCTTCAGGAGTTAAATTACGTTCTAATTCTAATTCTTTTTCATGTAATTTAACTTGTTCTGGAGATCGACGTCTACCAGGCTGAGGTGCAAATTCCCACTTAATACCTGCAGGGGGTTCTTTAGAAAATCGACTAACATTTCCAGAAGTATTTTCTGACTCAGATTTAGGAGCAGTAGATGTATTTACTTTTTGTGAAGTAGCTGAAGTTTCTTCTTTAATAGTAACTTTTGTTTCGCCAGATTTATTAATTATTACTAGATTTTCAGCGATATGTTTTTCAATAGCTCGAGTAACAATAGCTTCTATGTCAATCTCAATTTCAATTTTCATTATCGATCCTTATGGTTAAGCCCGTAATAGGCAATCATTAGTGCATCAGACCGGCCATCATGGATAGTCTGCTTAATTTTACCCTTTCGTTTAAAGGGTTTATTTAATAGATTGGCGGAAGGATATTTACAAGTAGCAATATCATGTACTTCTTGTTTAATTGCTTTTCCTTTGGAAGTTATTCCAATATATTTTTGCCAAACTTTTGGAGCAACTAAATACGCAGGTTGACCCTGCGTTACTATTTCAGCAATAGCATGCGCATATCCAACGCTTTTACCAAAGTTAAAATTAGCTCTGGCTGCGCTACCATAAATAGAATGCACATCCTCTATCCATACTTGATCTACAGATAAAGCATGTAACCATTTAGTTGCTTCAAAAATTGAAAATTTCCCAAAGTCTAATAGGCGAATGTATAAAGGATCGGCGTCGTCCAATACACATATCGCTCCATTAGCTCCAGGATCTATTCCGCAAATTTTCATTAGCCAAATAGAGATGGTTGGGATTCTGCAGGCGGAGTATTCATAAGATCTGCGGCAGAGGTTGCGCCGGCATTCTTATTGGTTTTATCAATAACAATTCCAGTATTCTTTTCTGCCCATTTATCAAAGAATTCTGCAGGTTGATTTTTAGAAATTTCATCTGCAGTTTTACCTTCCATATTACCAAAGAATTTGCATTCATTGATAGTACGCGTTTCTGCGGTAGTTTCGTACTTGCCTGTAGTATCATTCTTTTTCCGCTTATTTTCTGTAATTTGATGTATTGCCGCTTTTACAGGTTTACCGGTTAAATCACTCAATACAGGACGTTCTGTGGGTACTTCTTTTTTTGCTTCAGCATTGTACAGATTAACCATTTTTTTCTCTGCGGATTTCATAACATCAGATAGTGATTTACCTGTTGCCGCTACGCAAAGAGATTGTGCTACTGAATAGCCAGGTAGAGGAAAATTTTCGCCATCTTTCGTATAATACGTTTTATGGCCTTTCGCTTTACCGGATTTAATCCAGTAAGATTCTCGCAATTCTTTACCAGTACTATTTTCAAGTATCACATTGAAGCTTACTGCTTCAGATTCAGCCTGGTTTAGATATACCATTTTGACAGTAGCATCATAAACTCCTGATTCCCAAGCAAATCCACCACCACCGAGCCGTTCGATATTAGCTTCTTGTACGTCCGGTGGAAGATCCCATTCACTCATAATAATTTCCTTATTTGAAGATTTGTAAATTAGTCACTGAATTTTTCATCCATTTTAACTAGTTGTTGATCCAGTAACTGTGTAAACATTTTGAGAGAGTACCCTGGCTTTTCTGCCAATGTCTTTTCAGCCATAGTCTGAACTATGGAAATGCCTAATTTAGTAGCATTAGTTGTTATTAGTTCAACTAATTCTTGTGTATACTTTTCATCCGAATTCATAATTAATTGTCTCGAAGTAATAAAGGAGTAATTTCTATACCAGTTTCTTTAAATAATTGCAATGCATGATCGCTATTATGCCGAAGCATATCATCGACAGAATATATATAAATAATGCCGACAATGCCGGCCTGTATAATTAGTCCAGCACAATCAGCACACGGATGATGTGTAGTAGCCAGCATTCCCCCAGCTGTTCGTTTACCTTCAAACGCTGCATCAGCAATAGCATTAGCTTCAGCATGAACAACTCGGGGATATTTAGTAGCTCTATCTAAATACAATTCAGGGCTATCATCCGTATTTCTAGGAAAACCATTATACCCTTTAGATATAACAGATTTTCTAGCAGGATTATAAATACAAGCGCCTACTTTCGTAGATGGATCTTTTGACTGTTTGGCAGCAAGTAATGCTTCTTTTAAAAAATATGTTTCCCATTTATTTGCTTCAGCTATTGGCACAATACACTCCTTAAAAATTAAGAAGCCGAAACAGCAAATATAGATCAGAGGAGATTATAAAATATATCGCTGCTTCGGCTCAATAATATTGCCTACTGCTGACGCAGTAGGACTAGTGTTTTATAACTCTTCAGTTAAGATAGGCCCCATAACAGGAGGTTAGCCCACATAAGGGAGGAGGCAATTACAGTCCTATCTCGCACAAGATGGATTTATGTGGCTCTAATAGTGCGGTACCACGCCGCATATTATAACCTATTTTGTGCGAGATATTACTTGTAATATTCATGTAGTCGATTAATTACAAATTGGATATTATTATCAATAAACGTTTCATTGAATGCCCACATACCCATAGGACTTCTGATTCGTTCATTAACTGTATCTTTAGTTAACCGAGTTTGGTACACATATTTAAACCCATTTAGCTCATCTTCCGGAGTAATCGTAAATAGCGGAGAATTAGCATTCTGTTCATTAAATTTTGTCAGTACCATTTTCTTAGTAGAAATAACATTAGTAAAGAAACTTTCCAGGCCATTATTCATTAATGATCCTTTTACTTTTACAACAGTTTCATTTACCATGTCAGCTTCATTCAGTACATCTGCAGTGTGCCCCAGAAATATAACATTCTTGGTAGATTTGGCTACAATTTGAGACATTAATACTTTCACAAATTGAGCATAATGGCTCCAAGCTTTCATTGTATTTTCTGCAGTTAATACTTTTGTACTTTCAAACATATCCATCAGATATGTAATAGTATCTATAATAATTGTATGCACATTAGGCATACGTTCCGCTTCAGCAAATGCTTGATAAACTTGGCTTGGATCAGTAACTGTTAATTCTTTAAATTTCGATTTAAATGGTAACTTTTTACCATTTTCTGCATTTAAATAAATAACCCCTTCAGGCAAGTCAATAGGCATTAAGCTAGCACTTTTACCCGTAGCAGATTTACCGCCAATTAAAATTAAATGATCATTTCGTGGAGACATATAGTTCCTATTAAATAATAATAAATAAGGTGCCGGTCTATTCCCGGCTGTCACATATCCACTATTTACAATCCTCAAAGGGATGTTAAGAGCAAACAGAATGGCAGGATATGAATTTATTTTGGAAAGAGTATATCTAATTCGCTAAGAAATTCTGTAGGAGTACGTTTACGAATAAACTCAAGCAGAGTATCAAATTTATTCTCAAGTATTTTTACTCTGTCAGAATTTTTACGTACTTTCGGTACAGTAAGTAAACCCCACGCCTGTGTACGAATAGTCTGTACAGTAGAAATTACAATACCAGCTGTAGGATATTTTATTCGTATTTCTTTCAATACTTGATCATCACTATATCCGTTTTTATATTTAACATATCGTCCCTCTACTTCTGTATTTTTTTCTAGATTATTTTCTAAAATTGCATGAATAGCTCTCTTAGCTTCGCCCAATGCATTAAGCTCTTCTTGTGTCCGTACTCTATTTCCCACGGCGCCTCCCTATAGTTGAATAGTATTAATTTCTTTTGCTTCAAATTCTACAATTTCATAATTTTGTTTAATATGTGCAGGTATTTTATTTAACTTAGTTGTGTTTACTTGAGTGCGTGTTTCATTAAACCAGATAGCCCAGCCCATACACAATTTAGCTCCAGGAATAGTAGCAAATACTTTTGCTTGATCTAAATCTGCGGAAAATAATTTATACGATGAATGTCGATAAAGTCCTGATGGTTTATAACGTAATGCGTACGTGTTCATGTATTTCCTCGTTTTATTAATTCTCGACTAATAGATTTCATTGTACTGTTTAAGAATTGATCTTCAGGTAATGGACTTTCCAATGACTGATTGAAATTTACTAATTTTTCAGTAATTTCTCCCAATTGTAATCCTGAATCAATTAATACCATTCCATACCGATATAGATGATTTGCTCGATTTCCTGTAGATGTATGATTACGGAACCAGCGCTCAATATTATCGATACCAGTAGCACTAAGCTGTGCCCTAGTTTCGTCTGAGCGTTTAGTTTCGGGAATGAACATAGTTGCATCCAGAATCTCTCCATCATTATATTCATGATGTCCTGGATAAGTAGCCCATTTACGTGCAATATCTTTAGCAGATTCATCTACTTTAAATGGTAACCATTCATACACATTGCGCATAAATTTA